AGATCCCGCTATCACTACTAAAAAGCTTGCATGGAAAGCTTGTGTTGGTGAACTTCTTTGGTTCATTGAAGGCTCTAGTGATGAACGTAGACTGGCAGAACTCACCCATGGTACTGCCGAAGGCACGGTTACTATCTGGACACCGAATGCGCTTGCGCCGTATTGGAAACCAAAAGCGAAATTTGAAGGTGACTTGGGCCGAGTCTACGGCGTACAATGGCGTCACTGGAACAAAGACACGGTTGAAAAAGATATGGGTCCGGCGCACAAAGGTGGCACACGCCTAGCAGTAGACAGAACAGAAGTTGATCAATTGGCAAATCTCATTAAAGGATTAATCGAAGATCCTAATGGGCGCAGACACATATTAAGTGCCTGGAACGTGAGCGAGTTAGACCAAATGGCATTGCCCCCTTGTCACGTTATGAGTCAATTCTATGTCAACAAAAATAAAGAACTTTCTTGTCATATGTATCAGCGTAGTGTTGATGTGTTCTTGGGTCTACCTTTTAACATTGCTAGTTATGCGTTACTGACACATTTGATTGCGCATCACTGCGGATTGAAGGTTGGTGAGTTGATTATTAGTACAGGTGATACTCACATCTATAAGGATCACGTTGAACAAGTCAAAGAACAACTACCACGTGAAACATATCCATTGCCAACATTGATGTTAAATGCTTCAAAGACAAACATCTTTGAGATGACAATGGCAGATATACATTTAGAGAACTATCAAAGTCATGGCCCTATCAAAGCAACAATGGCAGTCTAAAGACGAATTCACTAGACCCAAGTATCAGGTACAAGTATCTGATACAGGAGAAGAATCAGTATCTATTACTCAAGTAGTCCACACTATTAGAATGAGTGATGTTGAAGATCCGGATTTGTTTGTTGCTCAACCAATCTATGAATGGCAACAAACAGAAGCAGGCAAATGGATAATGAAAAATTCTTCACCTGCTCCTAGTTGGCATCGTCACCATGACATATATAGTTATGGTCACATCTATCAGATCAGAGCATATCTAACACATAAACAATTAACATTTTGGAAGTTGAAATACGAATGAAAATATTAGTAACAGGCGGCATGGGATTGATAGGACATCATGTCGTATCTAAATTAGAGAAACTAGGGCATGATGTTGTTATAGTTGACACTCAAACAAATTATGGAATCATTCCACAAGAAGAAGTCAACTATCTCGTGTCTGAACGAAAAAAGAAAATAAAGACATATCAAAATTTTAAGTTTGATATTTGTAGTGCTGGAAACATTGAATGGTTGTTTGCGGCAAATAAATTTGATATCGTCATTCACATGGCTAGCTTCCCTAGACAGAAAGTGGTCAATGCAAACCCACAATTGGGTAGTCGTGTCATGAGTGAAGGTCTACTCAACCTATGTGAAATGAGTAAAAAGAATAACGTAAAGAAATTTGTATACATTAGTTCAAGTATGGTCTATGGCGACTTTACCGACGATGTGACAGAAGATTATAATTGTAAGCCACAAGGACAATATGGAATACTCAAGCTCACCGGGGAACACCTGGTTAAAGATTACACTCGCAGAGGCTGTTTTAATCATACTATTATTCGGCCAAGTGCTGTATACGGCCCGCTTGATGTGGAAGATAGAGTTATTGCAAAGTTCATGCTCACAGCAATGCGCGGAGCTACTCTTAAGGTTAATGGAGCAGGAGAAACTCTCGACTTCACCTACGTTGAAGATGCCGCCGAAGGAATCGTTTCCGCGAGTTTAAGTTCTAATACCGACAATAAAACATACAACATTACCAAGAGCCATAGTAGAAGTCTGCTTGATGCGGCACAACTAGCTGTGAAGATTGTCGGTAAAGGTAATATAGAAGTGCGTGATAAAGACGCTGACTTCCCGAGTCGTGGTTCACTCAACATTGATGCGGCTCGTAAAGATTTTGGCTACGATCCTAAAGTAGATGTGGAAGAAGGTTTTCAGAAATACTATGAGTGGCTTAGTACATCAAGTTACTGGCAGAATAGGATATAAAATGAATGAATTAGAAACTGCATTAAAAACACATGATTGGACTTTAGATGGATATAAATCCAGAGTCAACATAGACAAGTTAATGAAGGAAAACACTGAACAATCAACAGTGTTATGGGAACAATATTGCCCATGGTCTATTAGTAACGGTGGTTATATAAAATGGGCAAAAAATGAACATTCCTCATTTCGGTCTAGCAAGACAATATAAAAATATTGGTGAGGAGTTGCTTGACGCAACTCACCGTGCCCTTAAAGACGGACAACTTATGTCCAGTCATTATACTCGTTCGTTTGAAGAATGGTTGAAGCACAAAACTAATACCAAATATGCTATCACTGTTCATAGCGGCACACAAGCACTTGAAATAATTGCACGTTGGAAAAAGATTAAGCATAATGAAACTATGGATGGCAATCCTAAAGTTCGTATACCTAATTTAACCTACCCTGCAACATTAAATGCATTCTTAACTGCTGGATGGGATGTTGACATTGTTGATACTGACAAGAATGGAATCATAGATCATAATCTTAGAGTGGGTGGCGTATATGATTGTGTTATGGGGTTTGCAGGCCGCAGGCCTTGGTCAGATGTAAGATATGAAGATAGTTATGGTGTTATAGTTGACGGAGCACAACACTGGTTAGAAGCCGGTGGAAATGTTGGTAGTGGCATGGCAATTAGTTTCGACCCTACTAAGAATCTGAACAGTAGTGGTAATGGCGGTGCTATTGTAACCAACGATGAAAAGCTATATCTATATGCATCAAGCTATAGAGATAATTGTAAGCCATACTTTCATGATGTTGGAACTAATTCACGGATGAGTGAGTTAGATTGCGCTCATCTTTTAGTTAGAGTAAAATACATAGACGAATGGCAAAAGAAAAGAAAAGAGATTGCTAAATTTTGGTGTCAAGCTTTTAAGGATTTACCGCTAACATGTCTTAGTGATACAAAAGATCCTCACGCACATCAAAAATTTGTAATGTATTTGCCGGATCGCAATTCACTTTTTACAAATCTAATGCTGAATGGAATTGACTGTAAAAGACATTATGAATATGTGTTAGGGGAGCTACCTACTGCAGCCAAACTTAATAAGCCAGATTTACTAAGCACTAGCGTTATGCTTAGTAGAGGAGTTATTAGTTTACCTATGTATCCTGAATTGACAGATTTAGAAATTGAGTTCATTGCTGACTCAGTATTGGAATATTTTTCTTAAGCGCCGGCGATCTTTTTGATTCCATAATATCAGTGCCGCAGGTACAAGTGTGGTACGGACATTTAGTAGAATCAGTAACTGGTATAAAATCATCATAGATAGTGTACATTGTATTGCCTACTTGACAAATAGATTTATACACCCTATCACTATATATAACGATTCTATCTTTGCCTATGTCACAGTCCCAAAACAAAAATCTATTCTGACCTCTAACAAGTAATTCTTGAGGGTCATGTATATCTTCAACAGTGCCATCGTAGTAGGTTGTGTGTATGTATACGTTATATTCTTGATCATACTCTCCTTTTTTACTATCTGCTATTTTACCAGAGACAACTCTGTTAGTCAAAAAAATATCATTCTGTTCCTTAGTATATTTTTTTAAGGATGAGCTATGTATCTTTTTTAGATGACAATCTATGCCCACTCTATCGCTAATATATTTTAAGCTTTCTATAGTTTCATCAAAATCGATATCAGTACACGTAAAAAATACCAATCCTTGTGTATCCGTTAAGTGGATACTATTAATCGCATCTACGAAATCATCAATCTTTTTTACCTGGGACTGATGATAAGTAAACATTATAAAATCTATCATAGGTATCGCAGTAAATTCTTTCCACCATCTTAATGACCTACTAGCATTAGTGAACATTCTTATCTGATGGTTGACGTTCTTTGATTTAATATAACTGAACAATTCATATAACTTTGGATAAAGTGTGGGTTCGCCACCGGTAAAAGTAAACTGAATTCGTTCCTGATTAAACAGATTACACAGCTTGTCTACCGCTTGTTTATTGATTTCAATATCTAAGTACTTTTCATCCCCTCGTTTTGATTCGTCTGGACAATAGGGACAGTCGTAATTACAAACATTACTCAGTCTCCATTCTACTTTTTTAAACGGATTTGGGGTTGTTTTTTCCAACTGTATAATAGGCTTTTTCATAAAAATATTTATCGGGCTAAATAGTTGATGTGGATAATTAATTTTTTACCTGAGTGGATAATACATACCATTTTTAGTTTGGGAGTTCTTGGAACCATTGCTGGTTTTGTTCTGGGCTTCATCCCAATGATTAGGACCTACAAGATTCCTATTCAAATAATAAGCATTCTTTTGCTTGTTTTGGGGGTTTATTTAGAGGGCGGATTAGCAGACAACAAAGAATGGCAATTAAAAGTCAAAGAAATGGAAGCTAAGATAGCAAAAGCTGAAACTCAATCTAGCGAAAAAAATATAGAAATACAAGAGAAAATCGTAGAAACTACCAAAGTAGTACGTGAAAAGGGCAAAGACATCATCAAGTACATTGATAGATGGAACACCAAAGAAGTGATTAAAGAAGTAGAAGGCCCTGAAAGAATCAAGAGAGAAGAAGTCATAAAGTACATTGAAAACTGTCCTGTTCCTAAAGAGTTCATAGACTTGCACAATCAAGCCGCTGAATTGAACAAGGGTGAAAAGAAATGAAATATCTATTAATTTTATTACTACTTGTCGCCGGGTGCTCTACTACAGTTCCTGTTACACAAAAGTTCCCTAATGCTACTCCTGAACTAATGAAGAAATGCGAATCATTAAAGAAGATAGAAGGGGATAAAGTAGCAATAACTGACATGCTAAAAGTCGTGGTTCATAACTACAGTCTATATTATGAATGCTCAACTAAAGTAGATGGTTGGCAAGAATGGTACACCGCACAAAAGAAAATATATGATGAAAGCGCAAAATAATAGCATATTATTAGCGTGTTTGTTATTGGTTGGGTGTGCATCTACAAATGACTATCAAATCTACGTAGATACACAGAAAACATTAAACAAAGACTACACTATGGCCGAACTTGCAAGAATCTCAGCATTAACAGAAATTGTCAAGGAAACTCAGGACGTAAGTGTTAGAATACAAGCAATTAGAGCACTACAAGAAATACAACGTAGTAAGCGCCCATTAAATATTGAGAGACCCAAGACTTGGTTAGAGAGATAAATACAAAATAGTATTCAGGAATAACCATGGCACAAGAAATAATCAATATAGGCGCACTACCTAACGACGGCGAAGGTGATCCGTTACGTGTAGCCTTTCAAAAAGTTAACAATAATTTTGCTAACCTTTTCGCAACAACATTCAATATTGCAGAATCAGTTACAGTCGGCCTTACACCTGACCAAGTGATTTTAGAACATCCAGCTAATGTGTTTACGCAAGGTATGATACAAATACGCAGTTACGACCCCGGTACAATTGATATGCAAAACGTAGTATTGTCATCGGCAATTACCAATAACTTAGGTGGTGTAAAATTTTCAGGGTACGGTACATCACGTGAGGGTAACGCATTATGTAGTTACAATATGGATGTATCAGCCGGCAATGTTAGAGTACTAGTAAACCCTGTTGCCAATACTACTATCTATCATTACATATCATATCAAATAACCAGTGCTGATTTAGTAAATGGTCCTATGATAGCACTTGATGGGTTTTCAGCAGGTTCAGTAATGAGTACACAAGATGAAATCGCCATCACAACAGAAGGATCGGAATGAGAGCTAGGGAGTTCATAGCAGAACAAAAACTTAGTGATGTTCATGACGGCTTAGACGTAGCATCTAAGTCTCTCCCCAACACGTATGTTATTCCAGAGTTACAGAACAATGACTTCTATGATTTATATCGTTTTGGTGTAGCAATTGCCGCAGTAAGAGGCGAAAGCGGTACTGACGATGTGCAAAATGGTTATAAGCCTGATTTTAGGGCAGAAAGTAGCTGGGGAGAAAATCAAGTTATATCATCTGAGTTTGACAAAGAGATTGGTAAAACTATTGACCAAGCATTGAAGAAGGTCGGCAAATCCGGCAAAAAATTAGTCAGTACACCTAGCAGTGATGAAATGGAAGATACTGAATATACTTCTCCTATCAAAGCTTTCAAAGGATACAAGAGAAAATGAGAGCCGAAGAATTTATAAACGAGAACAAAATTGGCAAACTAAGTAAAAGAAAAAGCCAATCTACTGTAGGATTGCATAAGTTTCGTGATGAAAATTATGCAGATCGAATATATGAACTGAACAGGATTATGATGGCTGCAGCCTCAACTGACGGAACTTTCATGCCTGAAATAGACAGCGAGAGTTGGGCAGGAAGACATGACGTTGCGGCACCTTATACACAAGAAGAAGCAAACATGCTTAAAATGGCATATCGAGTTGTAGGGTCTGCACACCAAGACTTAAACAATGGTGACTTACGTAGTCAAGAATTACCCGGCGGAAACACTAAGAGCTTAGTCAAACCCTTTAAAGGCTATAAAAGAAAATAATATATACAGTCATTTGATGAATAAGTAATTCTATCAGATTTACAGGATCATCAATGATTGATATTAACACAACAATAGACCTCATCAAGTTAAAGTTTTACAACGAATGGTTGTATACAGCACACATATATGATGAAGGTGACAGCCAATTTCACAAAGAACTAACTACTCAGGTTGTAAAAACCTACATTGACCCATTGAATTTAGCTAAGGATGCTAAAATTTTAGACTTGGGTTGTGGTCCGGGTTATTTCTTAGATGAAATGAAAGCCAGAGAATATGCAAATGTTACTGGTGTAACACTTAGCCCCGGCGACATTAGCTTGTGTGAAAGTAAAGGGCATAAGATTTCAAAATATGATCTAAGCTTTTTGCCTCAAAAAGATGGGTACCATGACGAGTCGGTGGATTTTATATTCTTGCGACACGCATTAGAGCATAGTCCATATCCTATCTTTAGTTTGATGGAATACAACCGAATACTGAAACAAGGTAGCAAGATTTACATTG